TTATTGTCTGGATATGACCAGAGCAACGCGGCCGATAAACCTGATGTCACTGATAGCACAATCAAAAGTGACGTCGCTATCGCTGACACGGATCTTGCTGATTGGGATTTTGGCAATCTTCTTGATACTGTGCATACCTTCAATATCCACCAGCCATAAGCCATCTTGAATATTATCTTCCTGAGTATCCAGCAGATACCATGAGGCTCCATCATCAATAATCAGCGGATTTTTGAGTTCCTTGGAAACCAATTCACTGTCCAAAATTACAGGATTAGCTTCATTGAGCTTACCACCCGACAGTTTTACACGAGAGATGGATGGAGCAATGATATCTGCCAACCGTTCCGCTTTTTTGCTGCTTTCTCCATCTGGAAACATTTCTCCCTGACCCGTGCTTAGCCACAGTAGTGAAGCACCAGTTTCGAGATTGCACTGGATGATCCAATCCGCTGGAAAGCTATCACGAAGGTAGCGGTTTGCCATCGTGCTTTTGGAAACGCCCAAATGGTCACTTAGGGCCTGACGTGATTTAAATCCATATGCGCGGACAAGACGTTCAATAGCAGGTCTTCCCCCACTATCCGCCCCCATTTTGATCTCAATATTGGTATTTTTCATTGACAGTACAGATAAGAGCTATTAGTATCCCGCCTAAGTTCTCGATATGAGATCTTTGATGGGCCCAGATTGGTTAAGCTGAAAACCATTGAGAGATATTGCATCATGAACGCCCAGATTTCAATCTTTATGCCCGATATCGAAATATTTCGGGAATGTCATTGAGAGGATAGACGAAGGGTTTGAAATGAAGGGAACAGTTGGAAATAGCAGGATATCGTTGAGGATCGTTTTGTAGAAGAATGTTGAGGGAAAATATGGCGAATATTGAAAACGAAAAATTTGCCCAAATTAACCTCGGCCAGAGACTGGAAGGATTGAATCATCTGTCGAGGATTAGGGCGACATATTGGGGTGACAATGAAAAGGAGTTAAATCGATTTTTTGCTGATATGCGTGATAAAAGAGACGATTACTACGAAGAGAATAAACGAGCGTTATCTGCCATTTTCTATTTGGCGAATATCCCACGCTCCCGCCACAATAGTGAATTCAACCATTTTACTCAAGAGGAAAAACAGGCGCTGATCAAGGCGATGAATCATATCAAGGTTGTTGTCAGCCAATTTCCGAAATATCTGACACTGCCTAATTAATTGTAGCTTTCTAAATACATTATCTCTTTTGAACAGATGGCATAAATACGCCAGGTTCTTGCTCGTCCTTAATATGGTGAAATTGATGAATAGCAACGTTATTACTTATGGAAAAAACATACCGCAAGGTGTTTCAATGGCGGAGCGCCTGTTATGGAACGTTAATGCGGAAGATCATCAATGGCGTCACCAATATATAGGACAAATGCCGGATTTTCTGGCGAAATACTTTAGCCGACGTTATATCGATATCTTTAATCGCTCAGGTCGCCGTGATGCAAATTCTTTTTTGAGAAAAGCAGTTGGACAGAATGTATTACCAAGATTGCAGTTAGTAAAAGAAAGGTATCAGTTTAGTCATTATATTTCTGGCATGACGCCTTTTCCTTTTATTGGACAATTGGAAAATATGGCGACGTATGATCGCAAACAACTTTTGAAACTTGCCCACGACATTTCTGTTTTTATTTCTGGTAATTATGAACACTATTCTTTGCGTGTTTCCCCAAAAGATCCATCAACTTCTGTTGGTAGCAAAGATGGATCATTTTCCCGTGTTGCTAAGTTGTACCAATTACTGGCAAAGCTAACTTTGCAATGTGGCACTCATCCCCCTTATTGGCAGCGTTTTAATTGTGGTCGCAAAATGCCATCTATTGATCAGCTCTGTTCTGGTATGTTGCGCATGATGTCTGCTCGTTGGTGGTATTTTCGTTTAAAGCATTTGCGTGATATCCAATCTGAACATATGGCCATTGCCGTTGGGCAGGTACAGCAAGCTGCTTCTCCTTATGTTTCACGTCAGGCATTGCGGGAATGGTTGGAACAAAAACGGCGAAATTGTGAATTTTTCAAGCATTTTGATTTAGAAAATGAAAAAGGGGAACGAATTTCACTGGCTGAGACAGTTATTCATAGCAATGCGAATCCTGCGATCCGACGTTGTGAGTTGATGGTCAGAATGCGCGGTTTCGAAGATATTGCCAACAAGATGGGTTGTGTTGGGGAATTTTATACCATCACGGCTCCGGCAAAATATCATGCTGTCCAGCACAAGGGTGGGTTTGTCAAATCCTGGAATGGTGCAACACCACGTGATACCCAGCGTTATTTATGTCGTATCTGGGCAAAAGCCAGGGCGGCGTTGGCACGGGCAGGAATTGATCTATTTGGTTTCCGTGTAGTGGAACCACATCATGATGGCACTCCTCATTGGCATATGGTGTTATTTATGTTGCCAGAGCATTTGCAGCAAGTCAGAAAAATCCTTGAGTACTACACCTGTCAGGAAGAGCAGGACGAGTTGCAGGATGATGAAGCCAAAAAGGCACGTTTTAATTATCGGACGATCGATCCCAATAAAGGTAGTGCAACCGGTTATATTGCCAAATACATTTCTAAAAATATTGATGGTTATGCTCTGGAGGAGGAAAAAGATTATGAAACCGGTGAGTCCCTGCGCGATATGGCAAAATCAGTGACTGCCTGGGCGAGTCGCTGGCGTATACGTCAGTTTCAACAAATTGGCGGTGCCCCAGTTTCGGTTTGGCGCGAATTGCGTCGGCTCAGGCAAGTACGCCTGTCTGACAATAAAATAAACGCAGTGTTGCAGGCAGCAGATGAGGGAAATTGGGCTGCTTATACCCAGGCACAGGGCGGACCTTGGGTTTCACGTCGTGATTTAGTTATTCGCTTATTTTACAAAAATATCCCTTTTGGCAGCCCTTATGGTGAAGATGTTCAATCCATACAAGGCGTGACTTCACCATTTTTGCCTTATGCGGGATTTATTTGTACCCGAATTCATCAGTGGAGCATTGTGCCTAAATCAGACCCCGCTATTACATCCGAACGAATTGTTTATAAAAGGAGCAAAAAATTTCCCTCTTGGAGTTCTGTCAATAACTGTACGGGTGAACAGGAAAGTAGAAAGATACAGTATTTTACAGACTGTAGAATTGCTATAGCATAAAAATCAATCAAATTAGCAAATATTTCTGCTAAAACAACAGGCAATAGTTACTAACTAGCAAATTTAATGACTAAAACAGATAAAAACTACTTTAATTTTAGTCTTATTACGTGTACTGTATATATATACAGTTTCTTATATGGAGGCAGATAGATCAGTGGAATCTCTTATAGAATCATTGGTAGCGCAACGTATCAATTTCATTGCTCGGATGGCAACAAGTTGCGAGTGCAATCATGCGGAAGACAAAGAGCTGGCACTGGTTTGGATAGCAGAGCTATCTGCACCTTATGAAAAAAGGTTTAACAGCTACCAGAGTAAACAGGAAAGCAATCTGTTAGGTAATGAGGTGAGCGGCAACAACATATTAGGGAATGCGGGTTCAAGAGAAGATTAGGAAGTGAACTAAAAATATTACCACACTATCCTGATACAAATTTTAAAATTGGAATTAGTAGTAGCGCCTCAGTAAAAGTGACTGAGACTAAGAAAACAGTGAACGCGATCATATGATGGCACTTATTCAAGACATTTGGGAGGATGATGGTTGGTTGTATGATTAACACTGACAAAGGTTCAATATCCTCCAACACATAGCATTTCATTGTAATAAGAGATAACAGCCAAGGGCAGGAAACCATTTTCTGCTCTTGGTTTATTTGGATTGAATTGTTCTTCATTTGTACTACTTATCTCACAATCTCACCTCATTGAGGCATTTTGCCAATTATTTGATCATAACTCTCCGATTTACTAACTGACTTCTGCAAAAAAAGGAGAGTGTATGCAAATTATCGCACAACAAAATGAGACTGTAGATGCTATCTGCTGGCGTCATTATGGCCGTACATTGGGAATGACTGAACGTGTGTTGCAGGCAAACCCAGGATTAGCTGATTTTGGCGCGGTACTGCCTCATGGAACTAAAGTTGAAATGCCTGAATTTATGCCTGCCGCCAGCAAACCTATTATCCAACTTTGGGATTAAAGGGGAGGCGAATTGGATTGTTGGGAATTAATACAATAAAAAAGATGTCCTTAATTGTGAGCTTGGTCATTGGAGGAAGCCTTGGTTGGTGGGGACATCGTTCTCTGTTTCTCAGCGAAATAGAGAATTTGAAACAGCAACATGCTGCACAGCTTGCTGCCATCAACCAAAAAGCCCAGTCAGAAACGTTAGCGGCTATCCGGCAAATGAAAGAGGCACAAAATCGGGCTGCACAATTAGATGAATACTATTCAGGAAAATTAGCTCATGCCACCGAAGAAAATGCAGCTTTGCGTACTGACATTGTTGCTGGTCATCGGCGGGTGCAAATCGCCGCCGCCAACCTTGCTACCTGTCAGCTCACCCAAAACCGAGACACCCGCCCCCGCAGCGTGGGCAATGGAACCCAAATCGAACTCACTGCAAAAGCTGGACGCACTATTTACGATATCCGAACCGGCATCATCAAAGACCAGACCAAATTAGACTACTTACAACACTATGTCCGTGATGTTGTTCGACAGTGTAAATCAGAATGATCGCATCTTATTACAATGTTGTTTTCAAGGCCTTCTTTTATTCCTGAGAAGGCCTTTTATTTCTTTGATTTAAAAGTATTTTAATTCTGTATTTGTATGTTGCTTCCTACAAGCCCAGTTTAATGTCCAGCCGGCTGTTTCGTGGCATTCTTATGCCATGAACATACAACTCACTGAACTGATGCGCTTATTGCGCAACCTGATCCGAACCGGCGTCATTACCCAAGTGGATACCACAAAGGGAATGTGCCGAGTCGCGACAGGCAACCTTGAAACCAACTGGCTGCACTGGTTGACATCCAGAGCGGGAAACTCCCGCACATGGTGGGCGCCCAGTGTCGGTGAGCAGGTTTTATTACTGTCCATAGGCGGAGAACTGACCACCGCCTTTGTATTGCCTGCTATTTTTTCAGATGAGTTTCCGGCTCCATCAACATCACCTGAAGCGACACATATCAAATTTCCGGATGGTGCCGTGATGGAGTATGAACCGCAATCTGGCGCATTGACTGTAACTGGCATCAAAACCGCGACAGTGACTGCTTCGGATTCCGTCCATATTACCGCGCCGGAAATCACCTGTGTCGCCAGCACCCGAATTACGCTGGATACGCCGGAAGTCATTTGTACGCAGCTAATGAGCACTGGCAACTTGATTGTGCGCAACGGCGGCAAAATGACGGGCAATATTGAACACACCGGAGGCACATTCAGTTCCAACGGCGTGGTCGTGGATTCCCATAAACACACCGGCATCAGGTCAGGCGGTGACACATCAGGAGGCCCCGTATGATGTACCTGGGAATGAATCGGCAAACGGGACGAGAGTTGACAGATTTGGCTCATATCCGGCAATCCGTCAGCGATATTTTGTTAACCCCCGTGGGCAGCCGTATCGCGCGTCGTACTTACGGCTCTTTATTGCCAGAGCTGATTGACTGGCCACAAAACTCAGCGCTCCGGCTTCAGGTCATGGCGGCCTGCTATACCGCCATCAGCCGTTGGGAGCCACGTGTGACACTGACCGCCATCACGATGGATACCCTACAAGACGGCAAAATGGTGGTGGATATTACGGGGACATATCATCAATCTGCTGAGGAATTTTCACTTTCTATTCCGGTGAGCCATTCCCGGTGAGGTAATAAATCATGCCAACAATCGATTTAAGCCAGTTGCCGCCACCGGATGTGGTTGAGCTACTGGATTATGAACAACTGCTGGAAGAGCGCAAAAAAGGCCTGATATCGCTCTATCCAGAAGATCAACAAGAAGCCATTGCACGTACTTTGCAACTGGAATCTGAACCTTTGGTCAAGTTGCTGGAAGAGAATGTTTATCGCGAGTTGCTTTTGCGTCAGCGGGTTAACGAAGCTGCTCGGGCGGTGATGGTAGCTTATTCAACAGGCAGCGATTTGGATCAGTTGGGGGCGAACAACAACGTATCCCGTATGATTCTGCGTCCTGCGGATAACTCTACCATACCACCAACACCCGCAGTGATGGAATCTGACAACGACTACCGCGTGCGCATTCCACAGGCTTTTGAAGGCTTAAGCGTTGCCGGCCCAGTCGGTGCGTATGAATATCATGCCCGCAGTGCAGATGGCCGTGTCGCTGACGCTTCAGCAATCAGCCCGTCACCAGCTAACGTCACCGTAACTATTATGTCGCGGGAAGATAAGGGTGTCGCTTCCAAAGAGTTGCTGGAAATAGTCGAAAAAGCGCTGAACGATGAAAACGTGCGTCCAGTGGCAGATCGACTAAAAATCCAGTCTGCGAACATTGTGGAATATGAAATTGATGCGGTTTTGTACATCTTCCCAACACCAGAGTCAGAACCTATCCGCAAGGCGGCAGAGCAGAGGTTGAAACACTATGTTGAAGCACAGCACCGCTTGGGGCGTGATATTCGTTTGTCAGCGATTTATGCCGCATTGCATGTGGAAGGTGTCCAGCGCGTGGAATTGAAAGCGCCGTTGAAAGACGTCGTATTGGATAAAACCCAAGCATCTTACTGCACTAAAACAACCCTAACGATGGGAGGTTCGGATGAATGATCGCCTCCTACCGATGGGCTCGACTCAGCTAGAACTTGCAGCAGCCAAAGCCTGCGCTGAATTGCAGAAGGTCAAGGTTCCGTTACGGGAGCTGTGGGACCCAGACACTTGTCCGACATCACTGCTGCCTTATCTGGCCTGGGCGTGGTCAGTCGATCGCTGGGACGAGCGTTGGTCTGAGAGCACCAAAAGGGAAGTGATCAAAAGTTCGCTATTCCTGCATAAACATAAAGGAACGATTGGTGCGATTCGGCGAGTTGTAGAGCCATTGGGTTATCTCATCCGCGTAAAAGAGTGGTGGCAAACCAACGATACCCCAGGCACTTTCCGGCTGGATATCGGTGTACTGGAGAACGGCATCACCCATGAAATGTTCGAGGAGCTGGAAAACCTGATTTTTGATGCCAAGCCCGTGAGCCGACATTTGATTGGGTTGGACATCAATCTGGATACACGCGGTGAATATCACTACTCGGCGGCGACTTACAGTGGGGACGAACTGACGGTTTACCCTTATTTCCCTGAACAAATAACAATCTCCGGCTCAGAAGTTGTGGGTGCGGGCATACATATTATTGATGACATGAGGATTAGATCATGAGTACCAAATATTTTGCGCTGCTGACGCAGTTAGGCGCAGATAAATTAGCAAATGCGGCGGCATTGGGTACTAAAATTGAAATTACCCATATGGCCGTTGGTGATGGTGGTGGCAAGTTGCCGACACCGGACACTAAACAAGCCAAACTGATTAATGAAAAGCGTCGTGCAGCGATTAACACGCTGAGTATTGATCCGAAAAACACCAACCAAATCATTGCGGAACAGGTTATTCCTGAAAACGAAGGTGGCTGGTGGATCCGTGAAATCGGCCTGTATGACAAAGATGGAGTGTTGATTGCGGTAGGTAACTGCGCAGAAACCTACAAACCCCAATTGCAGGAAGGTTCCGGCCGTACCCAGACAATCCGTATGATCCTGATTGTCAGCAGCGCCAACGCGGTGACATTGAAAGTTGATCCATCTGTGATTTTGGCGACGCGTGAATATGTGGATGATTCCATTAAGAAACATGCCAATAGCCGTAACCATCCAGATGCGACGCTGAAAGAAAAGGGATTTGTGATCCTGAGCAGCGCGGTGGACAGCAATAGCGAAACGCATGCGGCAACACCGAAAGCGGTGAAGACGGCATATGATTTGGCTAAAGCTGCGGATAATAATGCCAATGGCCGCGTTCCAGCAGGGCGTAAGGTGAATGGTAAGGCGCTGTCGGCGGATATTGCTCTGAATGCAGGTGATGTTGGTGCATACTCTAAGGGCGAAACAGATACTAAAGTGGGGGAGGCGATAAAACAGGCAAATGCTGCGAATGCTAATGCAAACACTCGCGTGCCTTCTACCCGCAAGGTAAATGGAAAAGCACTGTCGGCGGATATTGCACTGAACGCAGCAGATGTTGGTGCGTATAACACAGCCCAAACTGACGCTAAAGTGGGTGAGGTTAGATCTTTAGCTAACACTGCAAACCAAAATGCGGCTAATGCAAATAATAATGCCAACACACGTTTGGAGAAAAACAAGAATGGTGCGGATATTCCAAACAAAGATGAGTTTGTGAAAAACCTCGGTTTGGTGGGAACGGTGCCCAATAGTCGTCGAATTAACGGTAAACCGCTAACAGGTGACGTGAATCTGAACGCGGCTGATGTCGGTGCACTAAAAGTGGGTGATTATGGGATCGGTTCCCAACCCGTAGGAATCAGCTCACCCGCTGAATATGATGCCAACTCTATGACAACAACTGGTTGGCATAGTGGCGGTGGCTATGCTGCTAAAAATTTCTACAACACCCACGCCCCTATCATGGTGATGACACGTACTGGCGGTAGTGATAGCACGGGAATGGTCGCACAAATTCAGGTGGATGACGCAGGGATGGCGAGCCGTTACCGGTTGGGTAATCGGTGGAATAAATGGAATACCATTTGGGGTACAGCGAATACTACTGTTATTGATGGGTTCCTGAAAAAAGCCAGCCCCATCATCAAAATCTGGAATGACGGGAAATTTGAAACAAATGACGAATCAACGGGTGCTATTGTCGAGCGTCTGTCTGAGGGCGTTTATCTCATCAAAAACGTACTGGGATTTAATGCAGATGCGGCATGGGGTGGTGTTGATGGTGGGGTTGAAATCCCGCTGTGCAAAAATAAACTGCCGTTGATTTGGGTAAACTATGAGGTGTTACCCGATGGTTCAATCAAAATCATGACGTATCACCGCGAGTATTCAGACGTACCCACATTCGCCAGAAATGTACGAAAGGACTACGTTGACGGTGACCCGATTGATATTCCTGTTGGTCGGTCTATATTTGTCCGCGTCCAGATGCCAGAAAATTCTATTTGGAATCAGCAACAACGGAAATTGACTGAGTCGGAATGAATATAGGGGCTGCGTGCCCCTAATTGTTATTCTGGCGCTTTAAGCCAGTCAATGTTTGGTGCTTTAGTACAATCAATTCGATTTAGTATAATTCTATATTTTTTCCATTCATTAAGAGATAATATTTCTGATTTCGTCGCTATTTCTAAATCAACAGCATCTTGAAGAGGGGAAATAATAGCATTGGCCTTAGTTAATAATTTCTGTTTTCTCTTTTCAGCTTGAGTGATTAATTCATCTTTGGTGTATTTACGTGTAATAATAACTCCGTTGATATATTGCCAACCTCCTAAAACATCTACACCATTAGGTAGTGATGTCATTTCAACAATACTTCCATCTTCCGGACAAATAGTAGAGGCTTGTTTATTTATAGCGCAAACAACATTATTCTTATCATATTTTATCTTATAAGTATCCTCATTAAATTTTGGTATACTTTTGTACCAATCATCACCATTTTCGCTTTGGTAGAAAATAGCTTGAAATTCAAGTTCGATTTTTTTCTCTTCATTAGTATCTGGAGAATATCTAGAAAAATTTTTTAAATGCAACATTATAATGCTCCTATATTATACCAAGTACCATTAATAAGTTTTTGGAGTGGACGCCGTGAAGTAGTATCTGGTTCGTTATTTCCATCATTAACTACTGCAGTAATCACATACGGGGGAGTATCAGAAAAGCCATAACCTTTCCAAATTGCTGAATGTTCTACAGAGCCAAAACGAATATCCTGAACATAATTAGCAATATCATCAGTTGTAGCAACAACACCATCCTTTTGAGGGAAATGTAATATCCATTGATTTTTATTATCTTTATTTCGCTGAACAAAATAGATACCCTTTCCATCAGTTGTTGTTTCTAAAAATATATAATCTCCAGTACTTTGATGTAAGAAATTAATTCTTCCAAAACCAGTATGTCTAATGGTATGTTCTAAATAAGAACTTATTTTACCAGGGCAATACATTCCACCGCTTTTATTTAAAATCCATTCCCCCCACCATCGTATCCATTATTTATGTGTATTCCATCACCACCTTTGTCTTTATATATCCATGCTCGTGGTTGCCCATCATCATCAGCCAGTGCAAAATGTTGTCTTCCATCCCCTTGAGATGCTACAAATCCAGAAGCCTGTATCACACCATTTAATTTCCCGCCAGTGATAGGTAGCGCACCAATATCTGCAGCTGATGGTTTATTCGCAGAGCTATATTGAACAAACCATTCTTGATAATTTTCACCTGAATTCCATGATTGCCGAACAGCAACATGTCCGCGATGTGATATATATAATTGTGAAATACATGGATCGCCTACTGTCACAATCATCATGCCATAACTATAAATTGGCACACCATTTACTTTGGGAAAATCTGATACAGTTGTGGAATTATCAATAGCAATGAGATATATCCCGGGTTTATTACAGCTTGCAAATTTCCCTCCACTATTCACCCGACCAACAATAGATTTAGACCATGCTCCAGCAGCCAGATTAACGGTTCCCGTTAAACCGAGGTTTTTCACAATCCACAGATCCTCACGATCCAGTCAAGATCCCACTCTCGAAACTCCAAAAACTGAAAACCAATAACAAAAAAGAGCCATTTTAGCCTGTCAAAAAATAACCAAAAGGCAGAATCACGCGGAATAACACAGGAAAGGATAAATTTTAAACCAAAATGGGTTGTTGAATAACCAGGTGAAGGTTGTTATTTAACCAATCAAAGACTCTTTCCAGCCAAACCATTTGATTTTCACCAATCCACCTAAAATTAATTAAAACCAATCAAAAACAAACCCAACAAATTGATTATAAAGGAAAATATAAAACCACATTTGTACCACCCCCCACACACCGCCAATCGAATGATTTCCCCCGTCTAATCCGCCAATATATCAGCACACCTTAACAGGAGAGAACGCTAATATGGCACAAGATTATCATCACGGCGTCCGTGTACAGGAAATTAACGAAGGTACACGCACCATCACTACCGTTAGCACCGCTATCGTTGGTATGGTCTGTACTGCACCTGACGCAGACGAAAAAACATTTCCATTAGACACACCGGTATTACTGACTGACGTTATGAGCGCCATTGGTAAAGCTGGTGAAAAAGGTACTTTGGCCGCATCACTGAAAGCAATCGCAGCACAGGCACAACCTGTCACTGTCGTGGTTCGTGTGGCTGAGGGCGAAACGGAAGAAAAAACCAGTAGCAACATCATCGGTGGGGTTACGCCAGAAGGCAAGAAAACCGGTATGCAGGCACTGCTCGCTGCGCAAAGCCAGCTCGGTGTTAAACCACGTATTCTGGGTGTTCCGGGTCTGGATTCAAAAGCTGTGGCTACTGAACTGGCCTCTATTGCCGAGAAGCTGAAAGCAATGGCGTATGTCAGCGCTTATGGCTGTAAAAAAATCGAAGAAGTCATCAAATATCGTGAAAACTTCAAGCATCGTGAGCTGATGCTGATTTGGCCTGACTTCCTGAGCTGGGATACCGTCACCAGCAGCGAAGCGACTGCTTTCGCAACCGCTCGTGCGCTGGGTCTGCGCGCTAAAATCGACGAAGAAACCGGCTGGCATAAAACCTTGTCCAACGTTGGTGTCAATGGTGTGACTGGTCTGTCTGCCGATGTGTTCTGGGATCTGCAAGATACCGCGACTGACGCCGATCTGCTGAACAAAGCAGGCATCACGACGCTGATCCGCAAAAACGGCTTCCGTTTCTGGGGTTCCCGCACTTGTTCTGATGATCCATTGTTTCAGTTCGAAAGCTACACCCGTACCGCTCAGGTTCTGGCTGACACTATGGCTGAAGCACACATGTGGGCTATCGATAAACCGCTGACTCCATCGCTGGTGCGCGACATCATCGAAGGCATCAATGCCAAGTTCCGTGAACTGAAATCTGGTGGCTACATCATTGATGGTCGCTGCTGGTATGACGACAAGGCTAATGACAAGGACACCCTGAAAGCCGGCAAACTGACCATCGACTATGACTATACACCTGTACCACCACTGGAAAACATGATGTTACGCCAGCGCATTACAGATAGTTACCTGATGGATTTCGCGAAAAGTATCAATAAATAAGGGGCTAACTGATGGCATTACCTCGCAAACTTAAATACCTGAACTTGTTCAATGATGGCAACAACTATCAGGGGATCGTGGAAGAACTGACCCTTCCTAAGTTAAGCCGCAAGCTGGAAGCCTATCGCGGTGCTGGCATGAATGGCAGCGCAATGGTGGATTTAGGTCTGGATGAAGGCGCACTGGATGCTGAATTCACTCTGGGTGGCGTTGAAGCTCAACTGTACAAACAGTGGGGCATCGCGAAAGCCGATGGTGTCATGCTGCGCTTTGCTGGCTCTTTTGAGAGTGAAGATAACGGTGGAGTGGTTGCAGTCGAAGTTGTGATGCGTGGTCGTTTCCAGGAGTTCGATCACGGTACTTATAAACAAGGGGATAACACCCAGACCAAAATCACTGCCAAAAATACTTATTTCAAACTGACATGGAATGGTGAAGAACTGATTGAAATCGACACCATCAACATGGTTGAAAAAGTAGGTGGGGAAGATCGTCTGGAACAGCATCGCCGCGCTATCGGTCTTTTTTAATCGCTTCTTTTAGCAATTAACTTTTTTAAAACTTATTTCCTGTCTCATCAGTGTATTAATCGTGCCTGTTGAGACAGGTTTCTATCGGATAAACAAGGTTGAACCATGACAGAAACACTGAATACTCAAAATGACGATCTGCGCACCATTGAATTGGAAGCACCACTGGCGCGAGGCAACGGCGAAATCACGGAAGTGATGATACGCAAACCTAACAGCGGTGCGTTGCGCGGTGCACGTTTACAGGCACTGCTGGAAATGGATGTGGATTCTATGCTGCTTGTCCTGCCGCGTGTTACCACCCCTGCATTGACCAAAAATGACCTGATGATGATGTCACCTGGTGATCTGATTAATCTCAGTGTGGAGGTGGTCAATTTTTTGTTACCGAAATCGGTCAAGTCCGATTCCCAGAACGATTAACCGTTGATGAATTGGTGGCAGATATTGCCACCGTTTTTCACTGGTCACCGATAGTCACAGATGAAATGTCACTATCGGAACTATTGGACTGGCGACATCGGGCCATTTTAAGAAGTGGTGCAGAAAATGAGTAATATACAGTCACAGCTTAACAAGGTACTGAGTACTGTTGGTAAGCTGACCAGTTCCTTTAAATCTTTTCAACAGCATCAGAAAAAACTGGTAGGTTCAGTTGATAAAATTTATAACCAGTTTAAAAAACTTAATAAGACTGTTGAAGGATTAAAACCCATTGTAGGTTATGCGCAGGAAACTGCGCGTATGCGTGCCGATCTTAAGGCCTATAATCAAACCATTAAACAATCTTTCTCTGCGCGGCAGAATTCCTCACAAGTATTGCAGGTGAATGCCGCCAGCCAATCAGCTAATCTTGTTCAAATAAACCAAAATGTCAGACAGGAAAATTCATCCAGTAAAAAGAATGAATTTAATCTTGGTGTGACGGGCAATATGACTAACAATTTTAAATTGTTGGATAAATTGGTTATTAATATTAATCCAAAAATAACTATTTTATTTGGTGCGCTGAAAAAAATTAAAACAGTTTTGAAATTTCCTACTAATTCAGTGAAGGCGTCGTTTCAAATCCTAATTAATTCTATAAAAATTTTTGGTAGTGTTGGTATAAGAGTTTTTGGCTCTCTGAGAGTTAGTCTCCGTATCTTTGGTATTTTGTCTATTCAGACTTTTGAAACATTGAAAGTTCGGCTAAATATTTTTGGAAAGATAGGCATTAGGATTTTTGGTTCACTGCGTATTGGGCTGAATATCTTTGGTCAGTTGGGAATCCGAATATTTGGTTCATTGCGTATTAGTCTGAATATCTTTGGGCAGTTAGGCGTCCGAATCTTTGGTTCATTGCGTATTAGTCTGAATATCTTTGGGCAATTAGGAATCCGGATCTTTGGTTCGTTGCGCATTGGCCTGAATATTTTTGGTCAGTTGGGAATCCGAATATTTGGTTCATTGCGTATTGGCTTGAATATTTTTGGGCAATTAGGAATCCGAATCTTTGGTTCATTGCGTATTAGTCTGAATATATTTGGTCAGTTGGGAATCCGGATCTTTGGTTCATTGCGTATTAGTCTGAATATCTTTGGGCAATTAGGAATCCGAATCTTTGGTTCGTTGCGCATTGGCCTGAATATTTTTGGTCAGTTGGGAATCCGAATCTTTGGTTCATTGCGTATTAGTCTGAATATCTTTGGGCAGTTAGGCGTCCGAATCTTTGGTTCATTGCGTATTAGTCTGAATATCTTTGGGCAATTAGGAATCCGGATCTTTGGTTCGTTGCGCATTGGCCTGAATATTTTTGGTCAGTTGGGAATCCGAATCTTTGGTTCATTGCGTATTGGCTTGAATATTTTTGGGCAATTAGGAATCCGAATCTTTGGTTCATTGCGTATTGGCTTGAATATTTTTGGGCAGTTAGGTGTCCGAATCTTTGGTTCGTTACGTATTGGGCTGAATATCTTTGGACAATTGGGTATCCGAATCTTTGGTTCGTTACGTATTGGGTTGAATATCTTTGGGCAGTTGGGCGTCCGGATCTTTGGTTCACTGCGTATAGGATTGAATATTTTTGGGCAGTTAGGTGTCCGAATCTTTGGTTCATTGAAAATTAGTTTGAGTATTTTTGCTCAGTTGGGGATACGAGTTTTTGGCTCTTTGAGAATTAGCTTAAGTATATTTGGTCAATTAGGTGTAAGAATATTTAGTTACTTGGGAAGTAGTCTCAATATATTGGGTAGTGTTGGAGGGAAAGTTTTTGGTTTCCTCAGAAATTCATTAAATACACTATTCAGTAGCGGTAACAAAAGCGGTATTTTTGTAGGGTTAAGAAAAGGTATAGGAAAACTAGGGAATATTGGTCAAAAAGTTTTTGGTGTTTTGGGTAATGGCATAAATATCCTGGCAAGTGTTGGTGTAAAAGGCCTGTCTTTCTTAAGTAGTGCTTTTAGTGTATTAGGTAAAGCAATGCTGTTTATTGGCCGAGCTATGATGGCGAACCCCATTCTTGCCATTATTGGTGTTATCGCAATGGCTGCTATTTATATTTGGCAGAATTGGGAAACATTAGGACCCAAATTCACTGCTATGTGGGAAAACATCAAAAATGTCTGTAGTAATGCATGGCAGGGAATTAAAGACCGAGTCAGTGCCGCCTGGGAAGGTATTAAGAGTTATTTCATGGATGGTGGATTAATCGGTCTTATTTACCAAAATTGGGACTCGATTAAACAAAGTACCTTAGAAGCCTGGGAATCCGTTAAAACTAAAATAGGTGAAGTTTGGGGATCCGTTAAACAGAATACTTTAGAAATTTGGGAGAGCGTTAAAAAGTCGATTTCAGATAGATGGAATGAAATTGTTGCTGATGTTCAGGCTATTCCTGAAAAATTAAAAGCGGCTGGCTCAGCAATGATCGATAGTTTGCTAATTGGTATTCAGGAAAAATGGGAAAGCCTGAAAAGTAAATTCGCCTCTATTACTGATTGGTTTAAATCGTGGTGGTCTGATGATGATAACAAGGAAGTTACCGTAAAAACATCCCAGGAAATTACCAAGAGTGACACATCTCAGCAGGCAAAACAGATTACTCAACATGATAAAGGAGGATTTATTCCTGCTGGAAAACAAGGCCTTGTAGGGGAATATGGCCCTGAGATTATCAATGGCCCAGCTAATGTTACCAGCCGGAAAAATACCGCGAAATTCGCTGCTTTAGGTCTTGCCGTCAGCTCAATGTCACTGCCGATTGCGGCGCAGGATGCACCATTACACGCGCAGAGTTTACCTGCTCATGCTTATGAGGAAGTGCAGGCGAAACGGGAGCGGAGTCAGCCACAGCTATATAGTGGTGCAGCACCGCAATATAACATCTATGTCTATGGCGCTCAGGGACAATCCGCGCAGGATATTGCCCGTGTGGTCAGGCAGGAATTGGAACAGAGAGAACGTATGCACCAGGCGCGTATGCGTAGTTCACTTTCAGACAGAGGAGAAGATTTCTTATGATGGCTGCACTTGGTTTGTTTGTTTTTATGCTGAAAACAACGCCCTATCAAACTTTTCAATATAAACAGAGTTGGCGACATGCCTTCAACAGCCGCGTGGGAGCGCGGCCTGCCTGGCAGTTTGTCGGTTCAGACAATGATACGATCACACTATCAGGGGAACTTTATCCTGAACTGACAGGGGGTTCACTTTCATTGACCTCATTGACATTGATGGCAGATAGTGGCAAGGCGTGGTCTTTTATTGATGGCACTGGTGCCATTTACGGTATGTTCGTTATCGAAAGCATCGATGAGACTAAAACAGAATTTATGTCAGGCGGTGCAGCCAGAAAAATCAGTTTTACGCTGACTTTGCGACGTGTTGACAATAATTTGCTCGAAATGTTGGGGGACTTGCAGGATCAGCTTTCTGCATTCAAAGATGATGTTGTTGATAAAGATAAAGTCAATGGGGTGTTCTCATGAGCGATTTTGAAAAGTGGATACCCGATACGGATTGGATTCCTCGATTTGATTTGGTCACTGGAAAAATCAGCGAGCCTGCTTTTCGTCTGGAAATCAACAATAAGGATATCAGTGGTGAGATCCAATCACGCCTGATGTCATTAACATTGACGGATAATCGTGGTTTGGAATCAGACCAGCTCGATATTGAATTGGATGATGCGGATGGCATGCTGAGGATGCCTCGTCGTGGCAATATTCTTACATTAGAACTGGGGTGGCATGGCCACTCCTTAACGCCGAAAGGAAAATTTGTTGTTGATGAAATTGAACATGTCGGTGCGCCCGATCGATTGACCATTCGTGCCCGCAGTGCAGATTTTCGTGGTGATCTGAATGTGAAACGGGAGGCGTCTTACCATAAATGCACTTTAGGCAGTATTGTCAGTACCATCGCTGCCAGAAATAAATTGGCGTTTAAGATAAGCCCTGAGTTAGAAAATATCTCTATGCATATTGATCAAACAAATGAATCTGACGTCAGCTTTTTGACTCGATTGGCAAAACAAGAAGGTGCAATCGCTTCAGTCAAAAATGGTGAATTATTGTTTGTTCAGCAAGGGCAGAATAAAACGGTGAGTGGTAAGCATATTCCGCCTGTACTGATTACACGTAACTCAGGAGATAGTCACAGATTTTCTCTGTCCGATCGTGAGGCTTATACCGGTGTTGCTGCTCAGTGGATGGATACACGTACAGCGACTAAACAGACGGTTAAACTGAAACGAAAGGAATCAACAGAAGAAAAAATTGAACTTATTGTTGAATATGAAAGCAGCAGTAACCAATCATCAGGCAAGGAGCCTTCTCAAAAAGACAAAAATGCCACTAAAAAAGAGGGAGTAACTTCCAGGCAAAAGCAACCACAATCCACTAAAAAGGAAAAAGATCTTAAACCTAAACCACCTGTATCTGGCAAAGTTAATTTGGCTAAGAAAGGATCAAAAACTAAAGGTCGTGGAAAGCCGGCTTATATTAAGAAGGGGAGTAAAAAGAAAAACAAAAGTAATGGCAGTATCGAGATAGAAGCCAATTTCGGTATTGAAGCAAACTTATCTTATGAAGAACAGCGTGAATCAACGGTTGAACACCATCAAGCAACTACGGTACAGCAAAAATCTTCAAGCTATTTGGTAGGAACTCAGGAGAATATTCTGACGCTTTCGCGCATTTATTCTAACAAAGAAAGCGCAGAGCGGGCTGCTATCGCCGTTTGGAAAAAAATGCAACGAGGAGCTGCACAGTTCTCTATCACATTAGCATTGGGGCGTGCTGATATTTATCCTGAAACTCCCATCCAATTAGAGGGGTTTAAGCCAGAAATTGATGAAACTGACTGGACCTTGGTCAAAGTCACTCACACGCTGAATGACAGTGGTTTTACGACATCATTAGATCTCGAAATAAAAATCGACGAATTTTAAATGATCTATTGATCTTGATATGAGATCTTTGGTATATTGTTCACCAGACGAGATGGTGTTATTTCAAGACAGTTATTTCAAGATAACGATTTCAGAAAGGTGAACAAAATATGATTAAGTGTCCTCTGTGTAGTCAGTCAGCGCATACTCGTAGCAGCTTTGAGCATTCAAGCCAAACAAAGGAGCGCTATAACCAATGTCAGAATATCAATTGTGGAGCAACGTTCGTCAGCCATGAAACCTTTGTCCGTTTCATTTCTAAGCCAGGTGAAGTCCAGAATGTGATGCCACATCCAAGGGCAAAAACCAAGAGACAACCTCGCCAGAAAGCGGCTGCTGCACAATAA